TCAGCATACAAAAAAAGTACCTCCTAATTGACATTGAGGCAGACGGCCTCGACCCCAAAAACATCTGGGTTGTAGTAACAAAGGACTATCAAACAAATGAAGTCAAAGTTTGGACTTCTCCTAGGGGCCTTAGAGAGTATCTTTCTCTATATTGGTTGGTGGGGCACAATATTCTCTGGTATGACATTCCCGCTCTCAATACTATCTGGAATTTGGGAATTGATCCTACCCGTTGCATCGATACTCTTGTTTTCTCTCGGTTGTTTAATTCTTGGGATTACTCTAGGCATTCTCTCGCCGACTGGGGTGAGAGACTAGGTTGTTCAAAAAGCAATTTCTCCGATTGGTCCAAACTCTCGGATGAAATGATCGAGTACTGTAAGAAGGACGTTGAGGTAGAACATAGACTCTTCGACTTCTTCTTGCCGTATATCAACAACGAAAGGTTCATTCGTGCAAACGAAATCGAACACCGAGCAGCTATCTGCTGCACCGAAATGCACTACAATGGATTTGGATTTGACGTCAAGGAAGCTAAGGCGCTCCACGCTACAATTGCGAGCGAGCTTGACGGCCTTAGCAAACAGATCGAGGTTGCTTTCCCAGCAAGACAAGTTCTTAGTCGAACAATCCTTCCAAGACCTACTAAATCTGGAACAATCCATCGAGGAGATTTTCGGTGGATAACCGACGGAAGGACACCTGAGGAACATGGATATCGTGTTGGTGTGCCTGTTACTCTATTTGATACTATCGAGTTCAACCCCGCCTCCCCCAAGCAGTGTATAGAGAGACTCAATGAATTTGGATGGAAACCAACAGAAAAAACTAAAGGTCATCTTAGAACTGAGCGAGACCTCAAATGGGCTAGAGGTAAAGATCGTAAAGAACTCACCGATAAGCTCGCAGAGTACGCAATTTACGGTTGGACTGTCTCCGAAGAAAACTTGGGAACTCTCCCCGACACAGCACCGGACGCTGCAAAGTTGCTTGTCCGACATATCCTCCTTACTCGAAGGCTCTCAACTTTAGACGAATGGATTGGTGCCTACAATGAAAGTACCGGACGGATACACGGCGAAGTTCGAGCTATCGGCACATGGACCCACCGTGCAGCGCATAAGAACCCAAATACTGGAAATATTGCCCGCGTTACCTCCGAATTTGGTGGAGAAATGCGAAGTTTATGGCAAGCCGGAAAAGGGTACCGACAAGTTGGTTGTGATGCTGAAGGGATTCAGCTCAGAATTCTCGCTCACTATATGGATGATGGAGAATTTACTACAGCACTTGTCTCAGGACGATCTGAAGAAGGAACTGACGTTCACACTCTCAATTGGAAAAAACTAGGAAGTGCCTGTAAAGATCGAACGACCGCAAAGACGTTTATCTACTCCTACCTCTTGGGAGCCGGTGTCGGCAAAACAGCGACAATTTTTCAATGCTCTGAGGCAGAAGCACGAGAAGCACGTGAGAAGTTCGTCGACGGTTTCCCCGGACTCCGACGTATCCGAGAAGAGTTAATCCCATATGACGCCAAGAGAGGATGGTTCGAAGGTTTAGACGGTCGCCCCGTTATGTGCGACAGTGAACACCTAATGCTCGCCGGGTATCTACAGAATGGCGAGAGTATTGTTATGAAGTATGCAAATTGGCTATGGAGAGAACAACTACGTAAAGAGAAAGTACCCTTCTGGCAAATGAATTATGTTCACGACGAATGGCAAACACGAACCGTGGACGACACTAGTATTGCTACATACATTGGTAAGGTTCAGGCAAACGCAATTACGCAAGCCGGTATTGACCTCAATGTAAAATGCCCGTTAGCGGGTGCATTTAAGATTGGTTATAATTGGAAGGATTGTCATTAATGGCTAAAAGCAAGACACAGACGTATAAGTTTACCGGCAAGGCATCGTGGGCAAAGGTCTACGAAGCAGACGAGTTCCGGGGTTCGCGCAACTTCAAGATTGACGTGTACCTCGATGAGACTGAGCTGAAAAAGCGCAAGGATGCCGGTATCCAGAGTAAGACCTACGAGAATGAAGAGGGTGTGTACGTTCAGTTCAAGCGCCCGGAAGTCAAGCTTATCAGTGGTACAAAGCAGATTTTTGCTCCGCCGAAGATTCTCGATAAGGATGGTAATGTTCTCGTAGAGTACAAGAAGAATGACACAAATACTGGTTTTGATCGCATTGGTGAGCCTGTTCTCATCGGTAACGGTAGTGTTGTCGAAGTTGTTGTGTCGGTCTACGACACATCCATGGGTAAGGGGCAACGTCTGGAGTCTGTGCGTATCATCGATCTCATTGAGTATTCTGGTGATGGCAATAGCGACTTTGGAGATCGTATTGTGGTAGGCGGCAGTGAAGAACCGAAGGCCGAAGGCGTAAAGGCTCCTTGGTAACTGTATAACCATAAGCTTTACCAACGGGAATATTACAAAAAGCATCCCGAGAGGTATATCTTAAATCAAGCAAAGCAGAGGGCGAGAAAATTTAACTTGCCCTTTGACTTAACGGTTGAGGATATACAGACACCGACTCACTGCCCAATTTTAGGTATTGAGTTAAAAAGAAACACCGGAGGCAAAAGTTACAAAGGTAACTCACCGTCGTTAGATCGCATTGACCCCACTAAAGGTTACGTAAAAGATAACGTTCAAGTTATTTCTCAACGTGCAAATGTAATGAAAAACGACGCTACCTTCGACGAACTAAAAAGGTTTGCTGATTGGATAAAACGATCGATACCTTAGTCGTCGACATACAGGAACTTTTAGATAAAGGCATTGAAAATATCCCGGAAGAAAAAATACGGGAGTTTGAAAAGTCTATGTCTAACACTGTAATTGAAGCGATTAAACCGAGGAGTTCTGGTAGACGCGATCTTCGAATGTCTTCTATCGGAAACCCATGTATTAGAAAACTCTGGCTGGAGTACAATTACCCTGAAAGAATTGAACAACTTACTCCTGATACGCGACTCAAGTTCGGATATGGGCACCTTACAGAGGAATTTCTCCTGTTCTTGGCTGAATTGGCAGGACACCGAGTTGAAGGACGGCAAGACACTCAGGAAATTGCAGGTGTCTATGGACACAGAGACGCAGTTATCGATGGCGTTGTGGTCGATGTTAAATCCGCTTCGACATACTCTTTCAATAAGTTTAGACAACACCTCACTACAGCAACTGATAATTTTGGGTACCTCACTCAACTCCAAAGCTATCTTCACGCTGGGCAGTTGGACGATAAAGTTACGGACAAGCAGCGAGGGGCTTTCCTTGTCTGCGACAAAACCCTCGGACATATCTGCCTAGACGTACATGCTTACGAACCGTATGATTGGGAAACTGAATATGAACGACGAAAAGAAATCGTATATGGTGAAGAGCGCCCATCGAGAAGCTTTGATCCAATCCCTGAGGGAAAGAGCGGAAACTACAAACTCCCTGTCAATTGCAGTTATTGTAGCGTTAAGCATTTGTGCCATACTAATCTTCGTACTTTTGCTTATTCCACCGGGCCAGTTTTCTTAACTAAAGTTGTACGTGAACCCAATGTACCTGAAATTTTAACGGAGGAATATGTCACAGAGTAATCGTATTTCACGAAAAAAGAAAGAAAAGCCAACGCTACCAAAGATTGGTAAGCGTAAGGTAAAAAGTGAATATGAGTTCACAATCTATAAGCAGGCTCTTTCGTTCCTCCCCAAAGGGTGGGCCGTGGAGTACGAAACAGAGACCATCCCCTACATTGAAGAAAAAGAGTATAGGCCGGACTTTCCCGTTACGAAGAAAGACGGCACTAAGTTTTACATTGAGTCAAAAGGTTTCTTCCCTTACCCCGATCGCGCTAAAATGGTTGCGGTCAAGGCAGGGAATCCTAACGTTGACATTCGTTTTGTTTTCTATCGTGACAATCCTTCTCAGTTGGGTCGAGGTTCCAAATCGCGTCCCTCGGATTGGGCTCTAAAGAATGGATTTAAGTTCGCTATTGGATCAGTCCCCGAAGAATGGTTTGAGGAGTGATCGTATTGGCATTTATCGCAATTAGTATTGGAGCAACCTTTGTCTTTAGGTCTTTGTAGTAAGTGTTTAGAAAGACCGTCCAAAAAGTCACTAGGTAAAGGAACTTCTTCTTGGTGTAATGAGTGTTCTAAAGCATACGAAAGAAAACGTTGGAACCTCGCACCAACACCCAAACGAAGAGCCAAATGGTTGAAAACTAAGTATGGTCTTTCTTATGAAGAGTACGCAAAAATGTACTTAAATCAATCAGGTAAGTGTAAAGTTTGTCAGATTGAAATATCTATTGAAAGCCAACTGAACGATCACCAAACTGCGTGTGTCGACCACAATCACGATACAGGAGAAGTTCGTGGATTGCTTTGTAATCATTGTAATAGAGCTATTGGATTGATGAAAGAAAATGTTTCAAACATCAGACTTCTGGCAGAATATTTGGAAGGTAAACTTTGACAAGTCATTTGGTACTGCCCGACCCCCATGCACACCCTGACCATGACAATAAACGAGCGGACTATCTCGCTCAACTCATCATCGATCTCCGACCTGACGTGGTTGTTAACCTTGGTGACCAGTGGGACCTCTCGTCTCTCTCAGGCTACGATAAAGGAAAGCGATCCTTTGTCGGAAAATCGTATCACCGTGACTTGGTATCCGGGCTCGAATTTTCCGAGCGTATGTGGGAGCCCGTACGTCGAACAAAAAAGAAACTCCCACATCGCATTTACATAGAAGGAAACCATGAACACCGTATTGAAAAAGCTCTGGACCTCAACCCTGAACTCACTGGGACGATTGGGTTCGACGATTTCCAGTTGGACGAGTACTACGATGAAGTCGTTCGATATCAAGGCTCTACTCCTGGGATTGTGGAAGTGGATGGCGTCTCCTATAGCCATTACTTCATTTCGGGGGTTATGGGTCGCCCTATTGGCGGTGAGCATCCTGCCTATAGTTTGGGGACCAAGCTTGGCAACAGTGTTACTGCTGGTCATCTACATACTCTCGATTATAACGTCCGCACTGACGTCAAAGGGCAAAAGCGACACTCACTAGTCGCCGGTTGTTTCTTCGACTACAACTCTGACTGGGCCGGTAAGGCCAATGATCTCTACTGGCGTGGTGTTGTGTACAAGCGTGAAGTAGAGAATGGTGAATACGATCCCGAATTCATCTCAATTAAGCAACTCGAAAAGGAATATGGTAATGTTTAACCGCATTGCAATTGCGGCCGTTCTGAGCCTCTACGGAGCCTTTGGAGCCCTCGCCGCTACTACCCCCCTCGCCAACACTCCGGAGCTCTCTACGCCCGCTGCGCAGTGTTCTAATGGCCCTTCTTGGGAAGAGGGTCGCCTTAGCTTCGAAGAGAGTGCCGCAGGGCTTCTCACCTACGTCGGTTCAGTTGAAAATCCCGATAAGACCATCACTGTAGCATATCGGGACGACACCGACGCCAATAACTTTTTCATCCTCATGTTCGATACTAAGCATTGTTTCATTGTGTCGTTCTACGCCGATGCGGCAACTGTCCGTGATGAAATTGGAATTATTGTCGCTACCGAGTAGTAAATGAACGAAGAAAAACTCAAGCGTACCTCTCGTTTCCTAAAGGAACAAAAGAAAGTCCTCAAGAAACGAGAGGATAAGAAAAAGAAGAAGAAGAATGATTACGAAGAGTAAACTCGAAACGTTTCTAGACACCCGCCTCGAAGACTATACCTTTGAGGAAGTTTTAGAGGAATTTGATATTACACCGTTAGAAGCCTTCGTAGTTCTCTTCGATAGTGGTTTAATCGATGAAGAACTACTAGAGGAATTGACACCGAGTGTATGATATTTTAGTTGATTATCAATTCTTATCGAACTGTGTCTCTATCCAGATGCGCATGACTGGGCGTCTAGGAGAAAATCAGTTCTTGATCGTCGAAGATGTAGAACTCGACGAAGACGACAACCTACTCAACCTCTCCTGCACAATGATTGAGGAACCTATTAATTGATCGATTTTGAAGAGTACCAGATTGCTGCCGTGTCTACTATGGGTCCTGACGGCAACCCCCTAATGATGGCCCTCGGTGTTGGTGGCGAAGCCGGTGAAGTCATGGAAATTATCAAAAAGGGTCATCGCCCGGGTAAGTCTGTTGACGTAGAGCACCTGCACGAAGAGATTGGTGACGTCCTGTGGTATCTCGCTGTCCTCGCAGATCACTACGATCTCGACCTCGAAGATATCGCTACGGCGAACCTCGAAAAGCTGGAGAAGCGGTATGGCAAGAAAGCCTCGTGACACAACGTGATGGTAATGGAGGCTGGATTTCGGATAGTACAGAAGTCCAGTACTCTAGAATTTCCGGTAATTGGAGTAAGTACTATAACCGTTTGAGAAATATTAGGGGTCGAAAACATATTCGGCTGAATGAACTATTAGAACTTCACGAACACCAGCAAGGACTTTGTGCGTTGACTGGTGAACCCATGACTTGTGAACTTTCTGTAGGAACAGTTTCTCTAACAAATGCCTCTATCGATCGAATAGATCATGGTGGTGATTACAGTCTGAATAACATTCGTCTCGTTTGTCGTATCGCTAATATAATGCGGTGGACAATG